CACCCCGTCTTTCTGAATTAGACGTTGACAGTTTGCACATATCGTCTTCAGGTTGTTAGGACGACAATTATTTAAATCGCCGTCTATATGAAATACATTGAACTGTTCAGGATGCTTTGATTTAAAACCACACTTTTCACAAGTGTCTTTTTTCTTGTAACCTCTTTGTTTCCATTTTGGAATTCCATGGCCTGTGCCGTTACGTAAGCAAGTTTCACACAACTTACGATAATAAGTTTTGCCATCTTTTTTATAATTTATAGCGGCAGGACGTTGTCCGCACTTGCATAATGGTCTCATATTGTATTTACCTCACCTTTTCGATCCCTTTTTTTGGTGCTTATTACAGGTAATTTGCTGACAAATTACTAAATACAGTATATAACAAATCCAACGGGAGAAATAACATGGCATTAGTATCACCAGGTGTAGAAGTTAAAGTAATTGACGAATCTTTCTACACCCCGGCAGCAGCTGGCACGGTACCAATGATCTTTGTAGCAACTGCTGAAAACAAGTCTTCAAGCAGTGGAGCAGGGATTGCAGCAGGTACAACAAAGGCTAACGCTGGTAAACCTTATTTAATCACTAGCCAACGCGAGCTAGGTGAAACATTTGGAGATCCGCTATTTTACTCAGACGCAAATGGAAATATGGTCCACGGCGGCGAGCTAAATGAATACGGTCTACAAACTGCATACTCATTATTAGGAGTATCAAACAGAGCATACGTTGTAAGAGCAGACATTGACCTAGGTAAACTAGAAGCAAGTGCAGATGCTCCAGGCGGTGAACCAGCAGACGGTGCTTACTGGTTTGATACACAAATTACCAATTGGGGTATTTTAGAATGGAACGGCGCAGCAGTAACAACTGCAAGCGGACAGTCGTTCTCAACTGTATCACCAATTGCTATTACTGAATCAAGTGATTTGGCATCTACAGGCGTTGACTCTGGCAAACCAAAAACATCTATTGGTGCTATTGGAGATTACGCAATTGATGCTTCTTCAACAATGAATCATGTTTATTATAAGTCACCAGGTTTTGGTGCTTCAATTGCTCAAAGAGAAGCTAACGCAGGTCGTTGGGTTAAAGTTGGCTCTGCAGATTGGGCAAATAGTTGGGCAGTAGTACGCGGAACAGAAGCAAATCCAGATCTTACTACATATGACGGTGACACATTTATTATTAATAGCACAACTATTACGTTCTCAGGTACTACTGTAACAGAACTAGCAGAAGATATTAACGCTAGAAGTGTTGCTGGTGTATCAGCAGCAGTAGTTGACGGTTCTTTAGAAATTTACTCAACTGGTGTTGATGTTGAAATTTCAGGTAATGGACTATTTGGAACAACAGGTGTTTCATCAGACGGTGGCGCAACTGGTATTATTGAAGGCACGTATAGTGCTCCAAGACTAACTATTCAGCCGCATACACTAGTACCAGAATACAAAGCAACAGATACTAGCCCAGCACCAACTGGTTCTATTTGGGTTAAGACTACTGAGCCAAACGGCGGCGCAGAGTTCCGTGTTAAGCAATATAACGGTGATACACAGGCTTGGGAAAACATTAGTGCTCCGTTGTTTATTGATGCAGAAAATGCATTTTACGGCTTAGATCGTTCAGGCGGCGGCGAAAATCTAGCAACTGGCGATTTATATGTTAAAGTAGATGTAAACGACGAAAGTCCAACTCTTGCTAACTTTAAGATTTACAGCAGAGTATCTACTGGTGCAACTGCAATTGAAAGTGATAAAATTGTAGACGATTTAGGTTCTTTAACTGGCAGCGTTTCTTTTACACTAGAAGAAACTACAGTTGGTTCTAAAACAAGAACTTCTAAAACAATCACAATTGACGCTGACTCAGACTTCAGTGGAGCATCAGGCGATGCTGATGTACTAGCAGGTGCAATTAACGCAGCTAACTTTACTAATGTTGTTGCAATTGTAAACGCACAAAACAAAGTAGTAATCCAGCATAAAATAGGCGGTGATATTGTAATTACTGACACAGACGGCGTTTTAAACGCAGCTGGGTTTACTCCAATTGACCTAAGCACAGGTGTTGGTACTTCAAACTTATATACAGCACCAACAGGCGGTTCAGCAGATTGGGTTGCTTCTAACTGGAAAGAGTTAGAGTATACTCCAAGCGAAGATGAGCCACTAAGCCTAACAGCAGACGGCGAACTATGGTACAACTCTACAGTAGACGAAGTTGACATTATGGTTCTAGATCTAGTAGATGGCACTCCAGCATGGAGAGGCTTTAATAATGCTACAGACTATGCAGACGCACAAATTTTTGTAAGTGCATCGCAGCCAGAACTAGATGCAGCTGAAATGTTAGTTGACAACCATATTTGGGTAGACACTTCAGACATTGAAGAGTATCCAATTGTATATCGTTGGAATGCAACACTAGAAAGCTGGAACTTAGTAGATAAAACAGACCAAACTACTGAAAACGGTATTTTGTTTGCAGACGCACGTTGGAGCGACAACGGCGGTACAGCAGGTGAAGCATATGCAGCAGCAGATATGGAAGATATGTATGTAAGCGATTACTTAGATCCAGATGCTCCAGATCCGGCACTATATCCAAAAGGTATGTTGCTATGGAACCTAAGACGTTCTGGCTTTAATGTTAAGCGTTTTGTACGTAACTACATTGATGTTGATACAGACAATGGTCGCTTTACAGTTGACGGAAACGGCGACTGGGCTATTGACGGCGACGATCAACCAATGAGCGATTACTATCCACACCGTTGGGTCACTGATTCAGGTAACAACGAAGATGGATCAGGTACATTTGGACGTCACGCACAGCGTAAGTCAGTAGTACAAGCACTACAGGCTTTGGTAAATGGCAACCAAGAAATCCGTGACGAAGAGTCACGTCAGTTTAACTTGATGGCTACACCAGGTTATCCAGAACTAATTGGTGAAATGATCACTCTAAACTACGATCGCAGACTAACAGCGTTTGTTGTAGGTGACACACCAGCAAGATTAACACCTGATGCAACTTCACTAAATGAATGGGCAACTAACGTTAACCTAGCAGTTGAAGATAACGATGACGGTGCTGTAAGCAGAGACGAGTACATGGCAATGTATTATCCATGGGGTTACTCAAGCGATAACTTTGGTAACAACATTGTTGTTCCACCAAGTCACATGGCACTACGTACACTGGTACTAAACGACCAGGTGGCATTCCCATGGTTTGCACCAGCAGGCACAAGACGCGGCGGCGTAACTAATGCTACTGCAAGCGGCTACATTAATAATGAAGGCGAATTTGTAAGTGTTGCATTAAACACTGGACAGCGTGATACACTATACAGCAACTCAATAAACCCAATTACGTTTATTAGCGGTGCTGGACTAGTTGTATTTGGTCAGAAGACTCGTGCAAGAAATGCAAGTGCGCTAGATCGTGTAAACGTAGCACGTTTGGTTGTTTACTTACGTGGACAATTAGAGCTACTAGCAAGACCATACTTGTTTGAGCCAAATGACAAGATCACACGTGATCAAGTTAAGGCGGCAGCAGATTCACTTCTTCTAGAACTTGTAGGCTTAAGAGCACTTTACGACTTCCTAGTTGTGTGTGATGAATCTAACAACACACCAAGTAGAATTGATCGTAACGAGCTTTGGTTAGATATTGCTATTGAGCCAGTTAAAGCAATTGAATTTATTTACATTCCATTGCGTATTAAGAACACTGGGGAGATTGCAGCACTAGGATAATATGCGTACTTAATGGACGGGGTTAGATCCCCGTCCAAATATGCATAAATACTACTGTAATAGGAGAATAGAATGCCAATCACAACTTTACAAAATATTAGTATACCAACAGAAGGCGGCGGCTCAAATAGTTCACTATTAATGCCTAAGCTACAATACCGTTTCCGTGTGTTCCTAGATAACTTTGGAACTACAGGCGGTCCAGACGGTGTAAGAGAAATTTCAAGACAGGTAGTAGACGTAACTCGTCCAAACCTATCATTTGAACAAATGACAATTGATTCTTACAACTCAAGAACATATCTTGCAGGTAAGCATACTTGGGAACCAATTACACTTAACTTGCGTGAAGATGCAAACAACAATGTACAAAAGATTGTTGGTCAGCAACTTCAGAGACAATTTGATTTCTTTGAACAATCAAGTGCAGTATCAAGTGGTACTTACAAATTCCAAACTAGAATTGAAATACTAGATGGCGGTAATGGTGCAACAGGACCAAATGTATTAGACCGCTTCCACTTAGTAGGTTGTTACATTGAATCAGCAAACTATAACTCACTTGCGTATTCAACTAACGAGCCAGTAACAGTATCGTTAACTATTCGTTATGATAACGCA